ATTATTAAACTTGTCTTGCACTTCACTGGCCTTACCTTGGGCCATAGACTGCATCATGTCTCTGATTGCTTCTTGTCTATCCATCATTATTCTCCTGTATCTTCACCAGCAGCCTGTTGCTGCATTGCCATTTCGTGTTCTTGATCCTGAGTCATAAAAGGTTCTTCCATCTGCATCTGCATATTGATTTCTTCCAACTGTTCATCTGTAAGCATAAGTATTTCTTTTTGAACATACTCCTTACTAAACAGTGCGCCAATATAAGAAGAAGCACCTTGTAAAACTTCAAATCTACTTCTCAAAATCTCCTGATTCTTCGATTCAGTATAGTAAGCATCTTGTGCATACACATACTTAATATTGTCTCTATGTAGTTTCCAATCATCTTCTGTCATAATATTCTTAAGGACTAATTGCGTCTTTAACATATCATCAAACATGGTTGAAAACTTCTTTCTCAACTTAGAAACAAACTTGGTAAACTTTAGTTCATCTCTGTTAATCTCAGCTGCTCGGCCAAAGTTTAGGCCTGCTTGCTGCTCTAATCTTGATACAGGAACATTCAATGACTGATATAACTTCTTCTGGAAGTATTCTATATCTTCTATCTGTCCTAAATTCTGTCCTGCTGGCAGTGTGTCAATCTGTGTTCCTTGACTGCCTTCTCTACGTGGAAGCCAAAAGTCCTCCAACATAGACATAAACTTCTTATCGTCCCTTATCTCACCTGTGTTAGCATCATACACTAACTTGTTACGATATCTATCCATGATATCCTTCAGGTATTGTTCTGCTCTGTTGCTTGGTAAGTTACCAACGTCAACATAAAATATTCTACGTTCTGGAGCGCGTGTAATACGATAAATTACTGCTGCGTTCTCCATCATTCTGAGTTGGTTAGCTGGTCTAATAGCCTTATGTAGGTAGGACAAAGGAATATTTTTGTCCTGATCTATCAAACCACTCGGGCAATACACTATTGCATCCTTTGTAATTTTTAGAGAGCTATCGGTTTCAGCTGCTCTATATTGTCCGGGTTTATTTGCTATACCCTTTTCATTATATAAGAAAAATTCTTCTGTGCTTTTAATGAAAGAAACACCCTGTTGGTTTTTTTCTTTCTTTACTTCCTTGACCTTCGTCATTTTACGAGGATCAATATAACGTATGTCTTTTATACCGTCTTGAGGCTTTTCAGTATCAATTACTTTGTGAAAGTACATTCTACCATCAATGTACCAACGTCTAAAGTAATCTTGAGCCCTATCATTAAACTGTAGTAAGGACAAAAGATACTCAAATTCTGAATGTATTTTGTTCTTAATACTGTTCGACAAATCTACATCATCTAAGTCTAACTTCAATGGCTTTTCATCATCAAGGTTAGCAATACTATCATTCACAATATCTTCAATAGCAGCATCAACATCGGCCATCATGGCAATGTCTCTGTAGCGCTTAATTAACTGTGCTTCGGTATTAGCAACGCCTTCAATATCTAAGTAGGTGCCGTAATAGCCACCTGCTCGTATACTTTCAACACCACCATCGTCCGTGGGTGCCACAAAGGATTTCTCCGTTTGTGGCACCTTAGCACGAGTTATTTCAAACCCAAAAATATTCATATTATATTATCCTAATTACGATTAAAAGTTATCGTAATGCTGGAACTGGAATGTTACCGTAAATTCTTCCAGTATGTCATTTTGCGAATATGCTAATGCAATCTCACTCATTTGTATTGGGAACGCATTACGTAGGGTGTAAGTACCACCAGGCAATACGTCATCATTTCTATCTAAATGCTGTACTACTATATCTGCTTGATAATCAGAGGGAGTAAGAATCCCTGTGTTTTCAGCAGTAGAGTTCATGCCTTCCATCCACTGTTCCATAGGTCTACGTAGAGACTGCTCAGTGTCGTTTACTATAGTTACTGTCCATGGATCGAAAATACGTTCACCAGCTAGTTTAACCTCACGACCTCTGTACTGAATAATCGCTGGGTTAACAGTGGATGCCGGGACTGCCGCCCCGGTAACCAATAAGCTGTATGAAGTATCTACACCTGTGACATAACTAGGAAAGCCTAAAAGCACTCTAAACTGATTGGGACGCGCACCACCAGCTCCAAGTCTTGCTTTAAAATCTGTGATATTCATTTATTTTATCTCTCCTGTTTTTATTTTATTTATACGCCTTACGCGCCAATTTCTTCAAACTGAATTCCGGTGCGAGTCGCTACAAAGTTCAGCTGTATAAAGTTAATTGAACGAGCTGGCTGTATGAAAATGTCTGCAACAAAAGAGTTAGAATCAATAACTTGTTGTGTATTGTTTGAAGCATCACACACAACACGGAAGTTATAAACACCTCTTCTACCCTGGACATCTCTTAGGAAAGGTTCTACCAGATTCTTAAATTGTGCTCTGCTAAATTCATCATTGAATTCAAACAGTTGGAACTTAGAAGCTGTTGCTATAGCCTTTTCAAGTACAATGAACAGTCTGCGTACATTGATACGATCAAATGCGCTTGGTTTTTCAAGCAGAGTTTTGTCACCAAACAATACAATACCTGAACCAGGGAAGCCTACGATTGGGTTTACACCGCCCCTGTAAAGCTCATCTCTGTCAGCTTTGTTAGGTGAGTAAGCAAGCCTAACAGCGTTCTTTAAACGTCCTCTGTTATAACCTGCAGGAGAGAACCAAGGATCTGCTTCTGCGTCAGTTCTTGCACACAGTCCAGCAGTATCACCGTTACAGGGAATCCACAAGTAACGATCGTAATATCTATCGTACATATACTTCCAACCAGTGTCCATCACAGCGTATGAGCTTCTAGTCAGTGAAGCACCTGTAATGTCAGCAAGAATATTATCTTTTTGACCTGAAGTCTGACCTACTACTGAAGCCTTATCAGGAGACAAGAATACAACACAGTCCTTACGAACGTCTGCTACATTGTCAATTACTGATTTAGCATTTGATACTGCAAGGTCACCACAAATAATTAGGTTTACATCTACAAGTTCATCATTAGCAAACATCGTATACGCTGTTGCAATTTCTGATGCTGAAGGTGTAGGATCTACACCGCCTGATAATGTGCCTCTAATTTCGCTAGGAGTCAAAGTAGTTGTATAAGTTTTTAAACTGTAGCTAAGATTTGCTGTTGCTGTAGGAACTGCCCAAGGTGCTTTGTCTGCTTCTACTGCTGATGAAGGGTGATCCATCTGCCACAGCCATTCAGAAGTATCGTTTACAACAGTTTTGTAGTAGTTACTTTCACCAAAAGAGTTTTTAGCATCTGATGCTTTAGAAACACCCTGGAATTTTTCTAATACAGTGCCTGCTACACCTGTGATGCTACCGTTTGAATCAACAACAATGATATGTATTTCGTCACCAGTAACACCTGCATTGGTTGCCCAAGCAGTAGTACCGGGAGTGTAGTCAAACTGTGCCAAGTATTCCCATTTACGAGTAACAGTTGCTGTTGTAACTGCTACAGCTGCATTTGCTGCAAGAACAACATTATCATCATCTGTTACAGCCGAAACTGTGCCAATAAGAGCACCAGTTGAATCATATACAGTTGCCCCTACATAAAGTTCAGTAGTAGCCGCACCGTCTGCTGCTGCTGAAGTCATTGCAGTGGATGAAGTAGTTGTTGTCCAGGTGCCTGTAAGAGCCTTAGAAGCGTTTGCACCATCAGTCATGCCAACAACAATGCCATTACCTCGAACACCTGCATATTTGGCAGACCACATACCCTGTGCATCAGAGTTTCCGCCTTCGTATGTTTCTTGGTATGAGTCTTGGTTTGTAATTAAAACAGCAGTTCCTGAAACAGAAGCATTACGTGCTGCTGAGTCAGACGCCCTGATTACTTTTAAAGCACCAGTATAAGCTAGAAATGAAGATGCCGCAAAGAAAGTTCCCGCGTCCGCCGCTGCAGGTGGTTTGCCAAAGCGATTGACTAGTTGATTTTCAGTGCTGACATCGACGATTTCATCTATAGGACCCCATGTAAATTTTCCTGCAACACCCCCAATAGAAGTGCCGACCGCAGGAACAACAGAGGTTAAATCTGTCTCTGTTACCTGTACGCCAGGTGATAGCTGAAAAGCCATATTTATTCTCCTCGTTTTAAATCAGACATAATTTACTTACGTTATTCATCTGATTATTTATAAGTTTTAGTATTTGTATCCCAATTCTTTAATTTTTGCTGCATATGATTCGTCTGTAATCCAATAATCTCCAGCAATCACTTCGCCTTTATCCTCCTCATTTGATTTTACATGAACAAATGGGGTAAGTTCTTGTGAGATTGTTTTCATTTCTTTGTTATACAGTCCTTCTCTTGTGTTTACATCTACTAACTCTTTGAAGAATGGCATAGTAGACAACCAACCGAACAACACCATACACATTACTAAGTCATCGTGGTAACCTTCATCAGCTTGATACCCCTGACCTTTCTCAATAAACGTAGAGATTTCGTGTATGATCTCTGCGTCAAATACTAATAGTTTCTTTTCTTCCATAAGAGACTTAAAGTTAAAACACCCCTGTCTCTTTACTTGTTTAGAGGTATTAACACCTAAACGTGTAGACCTACCAAAGCCAGGTGTAACATACTGTCTGGCCTTCTCTGTCACCGTAGTGAATAGGTTTTCATACTCTATTTCTTCGTGTAGAATTTCAATAACCTGCCCGCCAATATCGTTATTTTCGCATAATATGTAAGCATTATTGAAGTCTCTACCTAACTTTGAAATCACCTCAGGATACAGCAGAGGTGCTATCTTGTTATTTCTAAATGTTGCTACTACTTTATACGGCATTTCTGTGATGTCTAAAACAACAAAAGCAGAATAGTCACCGCCAATGCCACGTGCAGTATCAACAGTAATACAGTAATAATGATCCTCTTTTGGTTCATCATATATTCTAAGCCCGTCATCATTATAGAAGATAGGCTCTTTGGAACTCAAAGTTGCAATAGTTCTTGCATTGATAAGTGTGTTGGATGAACCTAAAAACTCACACAGAACCTCTTGGTTAAACTTTAGTTCGCCAAGAAGTTTAAGTTGTTCCTCTGCCCACTTCTCATCTCTGCCAGGTATTTCTTTATAAGGAATGAAGTGATGTGTAAATCCGTTCGCTCCTTTCTCTGCTTCGTTCCAAAACTTCCAAAAGTGATTGTATCCTAATGGAGTAGATGTAAGTAGAATCTTTGTAGTTTCACCAGCAGAAATAGTAGGATATACAGAAGCAAAGAACTCATCCGCAACATTGTTCGGAATGATTGCCGCCTCGTCAATGTATAGCCAGTTTACAGACTTACCACGAATACCTGAAGTAGTCGTTGCTGATGTAAATATTCTACAGTTGTTTTCTAGTTCTACGTCACCTTTGTTCCATGTCTTTACACCCTGCTGCATCCATATAGGCAGGTTTTCGTACATAGTTTGATAACGTGCCAACACCTCTCTCGCTGATGCTGTTTTGTTACCCATGATAGCAACAGTCTTGTCGCTTTGAAATATAGTATAATGAAGTATACAGGCCGCTGCTGTTACAGTCTTACCTTGCTGTCTGCCTTCCATCAAAATAACTTTACGATTATTAAGTATAAGATCTACTTTTTTCTTCTGACACTCGTATAGTTTGAAAGGCTGTAGACCCCTGTCCAGTGTAATAATCTGAACATAGTTTTCTATAAAGTAAATGGGATCCTTGCTACACTTGATATACTCTTTGAGTTGTTCTTGTGTAAACTCATGTTCGTGCCCTATATTTTTGAGGTTAGGGTTCCCATGATAGGAAGTACGTTCATTACTCATGGTCTATAACGTCTTTATTCAATGCTCTCAATAAGTCTTTGGTACTTCCAACAAACAAATTGTTATTAGTTACACCACTAGAAGGCTTTGTGGTTTTGGATTCGGCATCGACCTTACTCTTTTTCTCCTGCACATCTAACATATCCTTAGCATTTTCTTGCATTGTTTTTATTAACTGTCCCGCTACTTCATATGCTCTAGGATGGTCACTGTTTTTAGCAATGTGTAAAATGCCTTTCACTGCTTCTTCACTGTATTGGGCAGTCCTCTTTAGCATCTCTCTTGCTTCTTGGAAATCATCTTCCAAGTCTTTTTCGGCATCGTTAGGAGGCACAGGTAAGTTATTCTTTTCTCTTACCTGTTTCAAGTTGGCATCTAAAGCCTTGGTAGGCTTAGCCTTAAATGTGTCGTCTAAACTGTCAAATGTACTCATACTTTTCCTTTTAGTTTAGCTATTTTACGTTCTAACTGTATTATTTCTTGTCGTAATTTAACCATTTGTTCCGGCGTAGTCATTGTAATGTATATACTTTCAACGACTTTAACTTTATCCTTATACTCTGGCTTCGGAATAAAAGGTTTTTGCGTATCCCTTAAAACAATTTGTATGTCATCCTTGATTGATAACTTATCATAATACTTTCTGTAAGGAGCAAACTTTTCTGTATCTAATTTTGCCTCTGTAGTTTTAGGTTTAGGCTTAAATGTTTCTACTACAGTCCCGGCTTTTTCATATACATTCCAAACTTTTTTCTTTTTAATTACGTATATAGATGTAATGTTTTGAGGATCTATATCAATAATTTTATTATCTTCCTCATAACACTCCCAGCTATAAGATCCGTCTTTATCCTGAACAAGATCATATACCCACATATCGTGTTTGTAACCATGACTGTATACTATACGAATTCTTTGTATAGTTATATAACGTAATCTAAGATTCCACCATTTCATTCAATTTATTCACCTTCAAAAACATTTTCAAACTCCGCTATAAATCTAAAAGGATCTGCCGGTGTAGGTGATGCTACATAATCAGGCGGATTTTCTATAGTTACAGTAGGTACCGTAGTGTAACCACTGCCTCCAGCAGTTACATTTATTCTATTTATTGTGCCGTCAGTATTGAGTATGGCTGCTGCTGTTGCACTAGAACCACCGCCACCTGTGATAGTAACAATAGGAGGATTGAGATATCCCGCTCCGTTGTATGTCATATCAATACTTGATACTGCACCACTAGATATTCTTGCAATAGCTGTTGCTGTAGTTGTGCTTACAGAAGCCGTGACCTTAGTATAGTCATTACTACTAGATAGTGATTCTGGTGTAGCATATGCGTTTGCAATGGCTTCTCTGATAATTCCTTGATTACCAACGTGACCATAAAAATTCAATTTCATTGTAAAATTTAAAGTCCATATAATACTTACTCTTTTTGCAAACTCTCCTTCGTAATCATCATCATAATCTACACTATCCAATCTTATATTGATGTCTCTCTTTATTCCTAACTCAGGTAATTCATTAACCGTGATGTTAAAGTCAGGATTAAAGAAAGGCATAATTTGTTCTACAATTTGTAGACCGTCCTCTTGGTTTTTAGCAAAAATATACAACGACAATGACATATTGTAAGGAGTAGATACATATGAACGATTTACACTTGTTGATGCTGCCCCATCAACAATAGCCTTATTTTTTTGTATAGGAGATACTTTACGTGCTGCATCAAACTCAAATCCTTGTATCTCAAAACCCATGCGTGGCAAAGAAATAGCTATATCACCTCTGCCTTCTGCATCTGAAATAAGTGCAATACGTGATAAGAATTTTTGTTTTGTAGAATAAGACAAAGGAACACGCAGAACCTGTTGTGTTACATTATTACCATCAACTCTATTGATATTAATATTGTTGAATATTAAACCAAATGCTGTAATTGCTTTCTTAATATGCTCGTGGTAAAACTGTTTATTCTTAAACATTAGGCTATTTCTCCAAACGGATTAACTTCAGAGAAATCTAATATACCTTCAGCATCATCAAAGTTCTGGAAGTCAGTGCCATCGGTTCTACCTGTATCAGTATCAGCAGAATATGTTTCTAGTATCAGTGAAGCGCTGTCCTCAAGTAAGAATAGATCTCCTGTTTCAAGTTCAAACTGATGAACCAACATATCCAAGTTTTCATCTTCGTATATGTCATCAAGAGATTCAATTCCTGTATCAATAATTTCACTGCTGTATTCAAACAAGTCACAAACAAGTTTAAACACGTAAAGTTTTCCGGCCTGATAAAATGGATCTTGAAATTGTACTTGGCGTATTTCAAAGAGAGATTTTGTTTTCTCAAAGTAAAGCAAGTCTCCTTCAGAAGGACGAGTGTCTTGTGTGAATGTACCACCGGAAGTAGCGACAAGTTCATCCCACCTGCGTCTTGCTAATACAAATGTTGCTTGGTCACGTATTTCAATACCAAAACGTGTAAATAAATCTCCTTCACCTTCGTAACCATCTACATTTTCAAGATACATTTCCAAAGGATATGCCTGAGTGAATTTACTCAGTGTATCTTCGTCAAAAATTTTGTCCTCATCTACTAATGTGCGAGGTAGATAATATACGTCATGTCCGTATATTTTTAGACTTTCAATAATCAGGTCTTCTACCAGCCGTTGTTCGGCCGTAGTTCCGCTAGTGTTGCCTGATTGAAAGTAGAAGTTAGTGGGCATCGGTTATCCCACCATAAATGTTGGAGGAAGTTCGTACTTTAACTGCATATCTCTTTCTATCTGATCTATTTCAGTTATTGCCTCCTCGAATATTTTATCTCCGTTAAGTGTGACACCACCTGGAAGTTGTATGCCTCCAAACTTCTTCATGTTCTCACCCCACTGCCTTTTAATAAGAGCAGTAGCGTATTTCTTCAGAAACATATCGTCATACACTTCGGAAAATTCTGTAGGATCTACAATACTGTAGGCTTCAAATGTTACGTAATCTCCTGGGTTAAATGTCTTATCCCAGTCAGCATCCACATAAACACGATTCATTTTTCTATTAAAACGTATCTGCCTTTGAGTTACCAATAGTTGTTCAAGTGTTGTTAGGTGTTGCTGAACAATAGAATAATATGTCATGTTAGCGCCTAACAAGTTGTACATATCATTCATTCTAAACTGATACATTAAGTCAAATGGATTATCCACACCTCCTTGGTTGGTACTCATGGCACCGCCAAAGTTGAACATACGTGTGATAGAAAGAACACCGTCACCTACTGAAATATATTTGTTGCCCATATCGCCTGCAACATAAAATGTTGTGCCGTGTAATGCTGCTGAGTATCCTGATATAGAACCAGTTACAGTTTCGCCCGCAACAAACGTACCTTTAGTATCTTCTGTGACAAAGTAGTTAGAGCTATGTATTTCTTTGATTACTGTAGTTGCACCTGAAGTTCCGCCTGTGAGTTTGTCACCTACGGAAAAGTTAGGAGCAAGAATATTTGAGGCAAGATAAACTTGGTCGCCTGTTATCTGATGTGAGATAAAGATCTTTTGTCGGCCATCAAAGTGATACTCATACCAAAACTGTAGAGCATCATCAATACGATCAGATATCTGATCTTCGTCTACATTAATTTCAATGACAGGAAAGCCAAGCCTGCGTAAACAGTAGTCGATTAGTTCTTGTCTTGTGCTAAGGGCTGCCATATCTATACCTTATAGTTGTCTTTTATTTGTCCTATTGTATTCTCTTTATCATTAATTCACATTCAGATCCATAAATAGAACAAGTACCATCAATATTGTGTCCGTATGCTCTGATTTCAATATAATCGTTTGCGGTTAAACTTAGTATGGTGTTTATTTTGTTATTAGACCGTTCACCGTAAGAAGCTCCTCTGTCGTAATCGTAGGTAGCGGTTGTTGTTTGTTCTGTTCCGTTTACAAAAACACAAGCTCTTACAGTGTTTCTTGCCGAGCCGGTATTATTATCATATATTAAATTAGCAGTAATCTCATAATAACCAGTAGAGTCTACGGTAAGTCTACTATTATTAGTAGTTGTTGAGTGTGTATATGTGTCAGTATCTATAAAACCTTGAGAGTCCCAAGTATGTGTAGTCCAGGAACCATCAGTTATAGAAGTAGTTTGACTTGTTGTTAGTTTAACAATAGGAAGACTTACTGTTGTTAGATAAGTCTGTAAGTCACTAATTTGACTTTCTGTAATAGACAGTGCTGCTTGATGTTGTGTAACACTTGACTCTGTGATATTTGCATCAGGTACATTTGCCCAAGTAACTGCACTTGTTAGGTCGTTTGTTTCAGTAGTTAAGTAAGTGCCTAAGTCACTAATTTGACTTTCTGTGATAGACAGGGCTGCTTGATGTTGTGTAACACTTGATTGTGTAATATTCGCATCTGGTACATTTGCCCATGTAACACTCGCAGTCAAATCGTTAGTTTCAGTAGTTAAGTAAGTGCCTAAGTCACTAATCTGTGATTCAGTAATACTTAACGCTGCTTGATGTGTTGTTACATCTGATTCTGTTACTGTATAACTTGTTAGATAACTTGATAAGTCAGGAGGAGTATAAGTAAATACTCCTGTAGAATTATTGTATGATAGTGCTGCTGTTCCTGCTGAGTTGGTTGATACGCTCAGATCAGTAAGAGCAATGCCGCCACCTGAAGCAGGTGAACCGCCATCGAGGCTAGACATATCATAACTAGTGGTTGCTGTTCCTAAACCGCCTAAGTCTACTTCATCAGAAAAAAAAGTAGGCGTAGTATTAGTGAATGTTACTACTGTGCCGTCAGATTTTTTTGAATATAATTGAGCATCAATTAAATTCATGGCGATCTCACCTACTGCTAGATCCTCTGCAGCAGGGGCGCCTGAAACTTCACTTCTTTTAGGTTTTAATACTACTACCGCCACACTTTACTCCTTAGTTCAACAATGAACCGGATGAATCATATACATTAATTCTAAATCTATCTTCACAAGCCGCTGAAGTCATAACACTTGTGTCGTTATCAGCAAATGATTCTGCACTTGTTATTGCTGTAAGACCTACACTATCAAGTGTAAAAGTGCTAGTAACACTAACATTAGCCATTTCAAAAGCACCGCTACTGACTGACATTGTAGTACCGCCAAGGTCAAGTGTGCTACCTGACAAATACAGGTCACGCCATCTTAAACTTGAGGTACCAAGGTCATAAGTTTCATTGGCTGCTGGTAAAATAGCACCAGTAACTTCAAGTGGCTTATTGATTTCCCACTGAGTTCCTGTGTGGTCATACAGTATAGAAGCACTTGCTCCGTCTACTGATATACCAGCACCATCAGCTGCTGCTGAGTCTGCTGCACCACTGGCTAATACAACCTCTTTATCATCTACTGTTAAGGTAGTTGAGTTAATAGTTGTAGTTGTACCATTAACAGTTAAGTCACCGCCTACTGTTAACGCACCTGAAGTGCTGAGAGTGGTAAATGTTCCGGCTGCTGGAGTTGTTCCACCAACAATACCATCTACGTTACCAGTTACATTGCCTGTCACGTTTCCTGTAAGAGGTGCTGTGACACCTGCAAAGGTAACACTATCACCTGTTCCTACTGCTTGTCCTATACTGATTGTACCTGAAGAATAGGTAACACCTGTTCCTCCTGATAGATATGATTCTACTCTTGCATCAGTGTAATATAAATTAGTGCTACCTTCTGATATGTCATCAGTGTCAGCGCTAAGGTTAGTACCATCTGCAAGTGCTACTTCAAATCCACCGGCTGTAGAACCATCATGTACTACGAGGGTGTCTTTAGTTGTGTTGACGGTTACCTCACCTTCAGCACCCGTAAATGATGAATGCTCGGCGGTGGTTCCACGTCTTAATTGTAATACTGTTGGCATTGTTTATCTCCTAATATGTTCCACCGTCAAGTGTATCTACTTGTGAACCTGGAATAGTTGCACCACTATCTAAGTTGTCAAGATCATGCCTTAACAATTCAAATCCACCGGCTGTAGAACCATCATGTACTACTGCTGTATTTTTACTTGTGTTTACTGTGATCTCAGCAGCCGCTCCAGTGAATGATGCGTGCTGTGCTGTAGTACCACGTCTAAATTTTATTCTAGTAGCCATTAGCTGAGACTCCCATAATCAAGGTTGTTACCCACACCAACCGAATCTGTTATCAATCCGTAGTCTTGGTCAGCATTAATAGTTACTGCAACTGTTGATGTACCTGATCCACCGTCAGTTACCGTCATCAAAGCTGTTGATGTGTCGTTAAACTGAATAGTAGAAGATGCTGATACTGTAGTATCTGTATCCGTTACGTTTAGACCACCACCAATAGATTTAATGTTATTACTAGA